ACACATATGTTGATGTACCAGGCGCCGCAGAAAACAATCCAGCATATTTCCACTCACGAGTAAATGCTGCACCATTTGATGCCGCAGAAGTAAATGCAGCGTTTACCGTAACTGACGTAGCATTGGCTTTTGCTGTGACTCTGCGCTTCTGTGATCCGACAATTAATGTATCACCAACCGAAACGCTATTTACATTCGCACTAAAGGTGACTGTCGTACTATTAAATGATGCGTTAATAGTACCCTGTGCCGGAGCGAGGCTAAATGCTTCACTACTACTACACATTTCGACGCGAAGTGAATTTCCAAGGGTTCCCGGATACTTCGCGGCCCACGTACCTTTACCATCGATGGTTGCGACCTGTGATTCATAGTGGTCGTCGTTTTTAATCAGCGTCCCACTACCATTTTGAGTGGCATTTAATGCCGTGGAGTTCACATTACGTACCACACGAAGAGTATTACTATATGACAAAAAATTAGCAGCCGTAAAGAAAGCACTGGCTGTCTCGTTATTTGGTTTTCCAAAAGTATCAACTAGTTCGGTTTCTGACGCAACAGTTGCAACCTTAAGAACTGGGCCCCACGCGAACGATCCCGCAACGGCCCCTTCCGTCAGTGCCACTTGTGTGAGCGAATCTGAACGGTCAATTTCGTTAATTACTACGCCTGGACTGACTTGCGTTGCCATAGGTTACTCCTCGATAAGTCTAAAATGTAAGCCACCCTGATAGTGCTTAATCTATCAACTGATATTTAGTAAACCTTCTTCGTTCAGCGGAGCACCCAGCTCCAGTCGTCGTCATCTTCATCATGCCCAAAGACTCCTATTGGCATGGGCTGCTCATCGTTGATCACAATTGGAACGAGATTGTCTTTACTTTCTGCAATTAGTCGCGTATAGTTATCCAACGCTCGTGTCCCTGTAACTTCAGCAAAGTTTGGCTGTAATGAAATCCATCCAAGCATCACTAAAGGCATTACTAAATCATCATGATGCCCCGTTTGCGCCATATACAACGATCCTTTTTGCACAAAAACTGACAACTGTTGAATGATGCGATAATCATTCAGAATAAGATGGTGGTTCTCGACTAGGGTTTTTAACACCGCACATCCTGATCGTTTTACTCCTGATGTCATACGTAATCCCAAATGACGTTTCGGAGTAGAATTAAATGTTAGTCGTTGCCCTAATCGCTTTTCGGTCACTGCCGTCATAAGTCGCGAATATTCATGATCACGAGAAAGAATGAATGCTACGTCTCGTCCGATATCCATAACTTCTACCATCAACCACGGCATAAAATATCGTTTTGCGTACTGCATAATAACTTGAGGAAATTCCATCGTTGTAATACGATTATTTGCATATGTCGCAACCACGCGATACGGCATTTCCGATACATCAAAAATGACAAATGTAGAATAATCTAAACCTTGCCCCGACGCGGTATCGACCGTCATAACATATGCTCGCGACTCATCCGGTGGTAAAAATTCAGCGTAACCGGTTTCACTGGTTTCAATTGGTTGTTTGTGTGTAAGTGTCTGAATTACTTGTGATCGAATCAGTGTATAAGAAGTTGATAAAAATGAACACTCATACTCTTGTGCAAATTTTTCAGGTCCGCCGATATTCCGCGCCGTTTCTTCTTTCCATCGCTCATCGCGATCCGGCACCTGACTCCAGTGCACAAAGAGCGGCTTGAAGTCATTATCTCCAGACTGAGCTTCACTCCAGAACTTATGAAACAAGTTCATACCATTTGGAGTGGAGACAATAATCAGCTTGGTGGTTTTACCTGACGTAATAGTTGGAAAGGTTGATGCGTAAAATTCATTCGCGATGTTCTCTGGTACGAACGCAAACTCATCTAAGAGTAACACGTTATACGATCCACCACGCACCGCACTGGACGACGTTGCGGCCGCGAAACACGATGCGCCATTGGCCAATTCAACCTCCATGCGGGCCCAGCGAACAACCCCTTGTTGAAGAAATCGAGGCAAATGTTCGTACGCAAGTTTGAGACGGCCTAAAAGATCGACTGCTGTCTTTTGTTTGTTGGCAGAAATACAGCACCGCGCATTGACATTAAATAAAATATACCACAAAAAGTATCCAATAACCGTGGTGGATTTACCGACCTGACGAGAGCACATGGTAATACTAAAGCGGTTTTCATGATAGCACCGCATCATGTTTTCCTGAAACTCCCACATCTTAAATGGCACCAAGCCCTTATCTACTTGAATGATCTTCATGTAGGTTTTAATGAAGTACACGGGATCTTGTGAGCATTTCACAAACTCACGCAGTTCATCCACATTGTATGCATATGTGGCATCAGCAGGAGGTAAACTTGCATTCCCCTTAAAAATTTCATCTTCACGTCCCATAAACACCTACTGACGATCTTTAGAAATCAACCGTAACAGCTCCTCAGAACTTCCTTGAAATACTACTCCCTGCTGAATGTTCACCTGACTAGTTGGTGTTTGTGCAGTTTTAGTAGCAAGACGAACTTCCGCCGCGGTTTTATGCAAACTTTGTAGCTCGCGATGAGCTTCCAATGTGGCTCGTACCAAGTCACCAACCGCTTCAAACGACCGAGGAGTATCTGTCTGGTTCGCCACATCCACCGCACGATGCAGGGTATTCTGCGATTCAGTCGCCACGGACTTTAATGCTCCTCGGGAAAACTCAAAGTCTTCGTGTGCTAGTTTTTCCGCATCGTTTTCTTCTGTGGGTATCGAGGATGCCTTGACCGGCAATATCTCAACCATCGGAGCAATTTCGGTGGTTGTAGACTCTACAATAGGTTCGACATCAAAAATAGTATTCAGTGTATCTTTCGTTGAGTCATTCACAGGCTATCCTCACTTTATACAATAGGTGGTGGTACATCCGATTCATCATCAATTCCCAAACTAGAATAGGACTGTTTGCCGTCCACATATTCTGTAATTGTCGTTTCACTGTCTACGGGCTTTTGTGGTGGTGCATCAATCGGATTGGGCACAATATCAATGCGTGCTTGACGCGCAAACGCTCGCAAATCTACTACACTATCTTCATTAATCACACGACCGCGCCGATCTTCTAACATAATACGATCTAACGCATCAGTCACAACATAGTTAGGCCCTTCCATAATCTTATTGCTTGGAATGTTATATAAGTCTATCATAATATGACGAATAATAGCGGGTGAAACAGGCAACACCGGACCATAAATGGTTGCAGACACATTAAATGTAAACGTCAAAATAATTTCCCGTGTATTATTAAGCCCCGCCGTCTCATAAGTATCCGACCATTGCGGAGAACCATCCATCACTACACGCACGCGGTCTAAAATGCCCAACGACGGAATCAACCGAATAATCATAGAATAGTCAGGAGTGAATACCGGTAAAATCTGTTCGACGATTTGATTAGCATCTTCAACACTACGCGTAATCGCATACACATTAAATGTTAAAATATACGGGTTGCCCACAAAGTATCGACGTACGGTATTCACCGACATATCACGAGTCGGTGATGTACGCTGGTTCAAACTATTCAGTTTTCGTAACGGGTCATATCGCATACTCACCATTTCAAACGCCAGTCGCGGTAATACAATTGCGGTTTGAACGTTCAAATCAGGATCTTGACGTAACTGAGTAAGCCACCCCTCACGGTTTGCGTATTCAACCGGTATTACTATACGTTGTAGTTCATCCCCAACTGCATCATCACGTACTATCGTCAAATTCTTAAAAATACTGCCAAATGCAATATGATATTTGCGAAGCGATTGGTGATAAAACGGCGCAAACATAGTTAGAAGCCTCCGACGATACGATGAATTTCACGATTATCAATGATAACGTCATCTTGTTCATCCAAGTACGTATTGTCAGCAGCTTTCGTGTTTGGTAGTAACATCTTATTCGGAGCCTCGTTGAGATAGTATGAGGCGCCCGAAGTATGTCCAAGTACCAATATCGCAGGGGCAAATTCACCCTTAATATTTCCCACTCGTAGAATGCGATTACTCGAATCCCATGATACGACATCCGCACTGGCAGTACTATCCGCTAAGTTACTTCCCTGATAGACATGCTCACCGACTTCATATGTACCTGTACCTGAATCTTGTGCCAATAAAAGATTTTGTTGATACTCATAGGTTTGTGCAAAAGTATCAATGCTTGAGTCACCCGTCTCAATAACTTCATGACTGTACGTGAATATCTCGCACGATATTTCATAAAAGGTTCGTGTGCCTAATGGATAAAACTGTCCTGAGGCTGTTTCATGTTCTACGAATGTGACTTCCATCATTGTGTTAAATGGTTCGGGAAAATAAATTAAATCCCCTTTCATTGGTCGCGAGGGAGGAAGAGAAGAACGATCCGTTGGTAGCACCAGCGTTGTAGTCGTCGGTATTGAAAAATACTCAGAATTCACAGCACTCGTATAAGCTGTATTCACTGTTAGTTGAGTGTTATTTGCAATCGACACAATGGTGCGCGATTGTCCGCTGTGACTAGTAATAATAGTGTCACCGACGACAAGCTCGGAACGAAACTTTGTGTTATTCCCACTGACTGTTACACTATTTATTTCTGCGGATATTTGTCCGGTCGTCACTCGTGCGCGTGGAACAAGTTCGTCAAATCGTTCACGGGAAATCATCAGGGTCATTTTATCTTCAACACGTAATCCGAACTTACTTAAGAAATCCCCTTGTCCGTCCCATCCAGTTACATTCTTGAGATAGGCCTCAATCGAATACGTCGTAGTAAACTTACTGAGAATATCTTCATTGTAAAGTGTATCTTCACGTCGCATAGACGGCGGCATATACACAATATCAAAGCCATGAAACTTGATGGCTTCAGTCATTAAATTTTGTAATAACGTTTGTTCGTTTGTATCTGCCCACCAACGAACGTAGGAGTTGGTTGCCATAAATGCGCCCTCCTACATGACCAAGAATTCTGGCGGTAGCTCAAACCTTGCTTGAATCTGTTCTTCAAGCTGCGAGACCTCACGATTTCCTTCGTCATAAATCGCCCGTCCATTTAAGGTCACTCCACCAGGCATCTGAACCCCTTCATATTTAACAAGATTTTGACCCCACTGGCGTTTTACGAGGGCCGTGGTGTAATCACGGAGAAATCGATCCGACCAAATACTAGAATAGTTTGCAGGGTCAAGAATACGTTTAGCTTCCACAACCAACCAGTCTCCGGCTTTGACACGATTACGCCAGTCAATGTCCAGATATAGTTTGTTAACGTATCGATTAAAGCGAAGCTGCATATCACCCACAAACATATCGTTGAGCATCTCCATATGCGACCGCGTCAAAAAATATGAAATCGCGCTGCCAGATGAGAGCCATGATAGATCATTCATCAAAAACTGATAGTTTGCTGAAAATAATCCTGCGCGACCACTGAATGCAAAACCATCGACGGTAAGCACTCGATAGACCGTCATGACAAGGTTTGATATCGGAACGTACTGATTATCCCAGTCACCAGTATTGATGGTCGAGATAGTAGCACTCGCGTTCGAGCTGTCCCCGACAATTGTTTCACCTACCGTAAAGGTAGCTGAATCGTTCGTACGAGAATATACAAATTCCAGTCTTGTATTTGATGTCTGAGTATGAACTTTCCCTATGGTGTTGCTAGTCTGTCCTCGTATAATCTCATTATTCGTAAACGTTCCGGTGCTCGCAGAGGCAAACACCAGATTGGAATAGGACAATTGATGCTTCAAATAAACTTTTTCTGATGCTTCAAAATGATAGTCTTGAAACAAGGCCAATGCATCATCAATACGTTCCTCTAACTGATCATCTGCCACATTAACGGTAATGACCGGCTCCCCTAATCGGCGCTTAATATAAGTTTTAAGTTGAGTGCGCGTAGTCGGTAATGCCATATACCATATTTAGCGGAACCCCGTCTGTTGTAATTATTGTTCAGCCGAGTCAGTCTCTTCGTTCGATACTTTGTTATTCTGTTCGAACCGAGCCCTCACTTTTCTCAACGTGTCTATTCCCTGATTATACGAAGGATCTATCTTTAATTTTTCAGCAGTTTCTTGTAACACTTTTAGTCGAACTTCTCGATATTGTAGCGCCTCGATCCAGCGCTTTTCGAAGTCTTCGCCGAGTCCTTCTTTTAATACGACTAGGCCGCGATTTGCAACATCATGCCCCCACTCTAAGAATCCATCAAAAAACTTAATACCTTCGGGAGTCGCTTTTAGATTATTTTCAATTTCTGTAAGTCCATCTTGAACTTTAGGAATATTTCCAATTAAATAACTTATTGATGCCTGTGCATGAGTTTTTTCTAACTCTGGCTCTTTTAAATCATATCCTTGTAATCGCTTGGCACATTGAATATCCGCTTCGGAAAGCATAATCCATGAATATACAGCTTGCACAACCGCAGACATTGGGCGTTTAACATCCCATCGCACAGGAGAATCGTATAATTCATCGGGCCCATTTAGCAGTAACTTATCATCATGATAGTCAATGTCTATTCCAATGGATTCCAATCGTGCATGACCTACTTCATGATAAATGCCTGCAGAACATCCTTGCCAATCATTCGCAGTAACATATACTGCGTTAACAACCAGTCCCTTAGACCACCCTTCGCTCAAGCATGATTTCATTTCATAATGCCCTGATGAAGATCCGCGAGCCTGTTCGTGCATGTACCTACCCCATTTTGCCCAATACTCATCTAAAAATAAAGACAACATTTGACTACCTTCAGGCCACGCAGTCAGATAATGATCAATACCCGCACATACTTCCGGTGTCATATACGACATGCCATCTATCATATGATTATCGGGATGTTCCAATTGATTAGATTTATATTGACGATCAGCTACAATAGCCACAGTTCCATTGCATAACCGTAATTCTGAGGTTGGTTGAATTTTTTTCCATCCATATTTTTCATTCAGAATAGTCGAGATTATATGAGAATCATAGCCATCATCTTGAGGTTTTGCAATACGTTTCCAATCAATTTCCATACTAGCTCCTTTTAACTGTTATGCCACGACCTCGGGTTTATCAATGTGCGCAATGTCAGTGTGAGTGTTCACAAATGAAATATCGTTATGGCTATTCACAAATGAAATATCGTTATGAGTGTTCACAAATGAAATATCATTATGAGTGTTTACAAATGAAATATCGTTGTGAGTGACCACGCGTGAGATATCGTTGTGAGTGTTCACAAATGAAATATCGTTATGGCTATTCACAAATGAAATGTTGCTATGAGTGTTTACAAATGAAATATCGTTATGGCTATTCACAAATGAAATATCGTTATGAGTGTTCACGCGTGAGATATCGTTGTGAGTGTTCACAAATGAAATATCGTTATGGCTATTCACAAATGAAATGTTGCTATGAGTGTTTACAAATGAAATATCGTTATGGCTATTCACAAATGAAATATCGTTGTGAGTGTTCACGCGTGAGATATCGTTGTGAGTGTTCACAAATGAAATATCGTTGTGTGAAACACTTCGAGCTATATTCGTATGTGAATTGTTGTGACTAATATTGGTATGCGCATTAGAATGTGAA